TAGAGACATATTCAAAGATTTAGACACACTGGATCTAAAAGTTAAAATGAAAGCCAAGACTACAGGCAAAGTTAGAATCAAATACATTGCCAGTGGAGCAACTGCTATTGATATTAGAACATATATTAAAGAGTTTGAAATACAGCATGGCGTACCGTGTGATGTGGTGCTGATTGATTACTTGGACTTACTGATGCCAATGAACAAACGTGTATCGCCAAGTGATCTATTTGTAAAAGACAAGTATGTGTCTGAAGAGTTAAGAAACTTAGCAGTGGATCTAAACTCCATATTGATAACAGCATCTCAGTTGAACAGAGCGAGTGTTGAAGAAATAGAATTTGATCATTCGCACATCAGTGGTGGACTGAGCAAGATACAAACAGCAGACAATGTGATTGGTATCTTTACGTCTCGAGCGATGAGAGAGCGTGGCAAGTATCAGATACAGTTTATGAAAACAAGATCCAGTTCTGGTGTTGGACACAAAGTAGATTTGGAGTTCAACGTGGACACACTGAGAATACTTGACTTAGCAGAAGATGAAGAATATCAATCATTTAAAAAACAAGCGCCTTCTATATACAGCAATTTAAAAAGAACATCTACTGTAACAGCAGAACCAAAAGAAGAACACAAAGCCAGTGGCGATGACATAGGTAAAGTTAAAGCCAACATAGAAGGTTCCAAGATAAAACAATTGATACAAAATTTAGGCAAAGAATAGATAGATAGTTGTATGACTTATGTTGTCGGCGAAGAGTGTATTAAATGCAAACACACTGACTGTGTAGAAGTTTGTCCTGTTGATTGTTTCTATGAAGGCAAAAATACTCTAGTAATAAATCCAGATGAGTGTATTGACTGTGGAGTGTGTGAGCCTGAGTGTCCTGTGGGAGCAATTTTGCCTGACACAGTTGCTGGAACAGAATTAGAGTATTGGATGAAGTTTAATGCAGAACGTTCCGAGATATGGCCTGTAATTACAAAGAAGAAAGATCCATTACCTGAATCAGAAGAATACTCACCAGACAACTACAAAGAGTCTAAGAAAGAATTACTGATCGACGAGCCTTGGGAAGATTAACTATAGAACTTATCAATTGGTAAGACTTCCGATTCAATCACTTCAATATAATCTGAATTGTTAAGATGTTTAATTCTTCCAACACCTCGTATTACATCATGATCCGAATATGGAAATGGTTTGTTGATTGTTAAGTCCACATAATAGCCGTTGTCTATTCCTAAGGTAACAAATGTTACATACTTTTTATTTCCGGCTTTGTAGACCCGTCCATTTGCAATTAAACCGGCGAATTCGATACGATCGAGATACAGATGTCTTGTATAAAAGCCTGGTAGAAACTTTGGATCAGACCACCATCCGTATTTTTTGTATTGCCAGACAGGATCATCAAACTTGTCAGACTTAGATATAGTAGTTGGTGTTAGTCCTGCTCTTTTGGCTTCTGTTTTGTATACCCAACGTTTGTACGATCCATGACAGTGTTTAAGTGCCGCTGACCAAAAACCTTTTTGGTTGTGTGCTTTTTGGTAAGCCAGTGCCCATATGAGTCTGCCTAGGTTTACAGCGTGTGCTCTGCATAATCCAAATCCACTTAACTCTTGCAGTGATCGAAACACTTCGTCTTTGCGTGGATGATCTCCTAGTCGAGTCATAAACTCCATTACCTTTTCTTCATTCTTTTTGGCAAATGCTCTGCGATACATGTCTGCTTCATAGAAGTCACACCCGATTAATTTTGCAATTTGGACAATGGCATCATCTTCACACACCACAACGTCTGAAACTCTGTCAGCAGTCCAGTCACTGAAGAAAGCGGCTTTGCGTCTGCCTTGCATTGCTACCGGTCTGATCAGTGCTGTAGCAAACACACAATCAAGCATTGACTGTGGGCGTATTGCTCGGAACAGTCTTCTCATGGCTGGAGATTCTCCCTGGGTAACCCCCAACACGTCTCCCCGACTCAACAAAGACGAAGTAGCCTCGTCTATCTCTGGATATTCGAATAATTTTATTTGTGGATCGATGTCTATCAATTGACTCAGTCCCCTGTTGGATAGGATGTCCACTTTCAGATGTTCGAGATCCGCGACCTCGTTTTTGTCCAACAGTATTTGATTTGTTTGTGATATTAAAGATTTTGGTAATTGCCTTGTAAACATTAAGATGCCTCCACAGTGTTTTGATATACATTTCTTTTTGCCTTTCAATTTGCGTTCTATTCGTTTTGCCTCTACTGGGTCAATGCCTAGTGATTCGTATGTGAACTTCCTGGGCAGTCTGCCTTTGTGCCCTAGTCGTTTTGCCGCTTCACGTTTGGCTGACTTGTCTTGATACAGAACATAGTTCGATATCCTTGCTGACTTGCCAGGCCACTTCTTAAAGATGCGATTCATAACTTCTTCTTGTCTGTAATGTGGATAGTCAATATCAACATCAGGTAAGTCATCTCGCTTAGGGTTAAGAAAACGTGCCACAGGAATGTCCCATTCGATAGGATTGACGTCAGTGATTCCCATAAGGTAACACACCAGAGAAGAACCAGCAGACCCTCGAGTCATATGAGGTATGTCTTGGGTAAGATCTAATATATCTCGGATTTGACAAAAGTAGTCAGTGAACCTAAGTGAGAGTATGATCTCAAATTCTTCTGCTAAACGTTCTTGATATTCTGGTTGTGAAGGACATGTGCGTGTGAAACGCGATGTTAGTCTGTCTATTTGTTCTAGCGCCTTTACGTCTTCCATGTTTTTGCCTTTGCTTTGTGTTGCCTTGTGCGTTTGAAGGTTTTTCAAACAGCAATCATATTTATCTTTTTACAGATTTGAAAATAAAAAAATTGGTTTAGGAAACTGTAATGGCAGTCACATCGTGGTTTGCGTGATACCATTTAAGAAACTTTATCTCGCGATACTCACCCCAAGTTATTATCACTATGCGTGATGCTGACTCATTTGCTTCATCCAAATCATCATCTACATTTACAAGATTCGCATCGTATGTGCCGGCACCAGTGAATGGTGTAGTTGATGAGTCGTCCTTCATCAGTTCCGATTCGCCCCACTCATCCATCGTAACAGCAGTTGGATTTTGTGCAAAGTAATATGTGTGCTGTGCAGTCGAATCATACTCAGCATTGTGTGTATCACCAGTATAAGTCATAACAAGTTGATTGTTTGAATTTTTTGTAAAGTACCAACGCCATTCGGCGTTGTGATCTCCCACAATCACTGGTCGATAGTGAGCACCTGCTTCTTCCTTGGAACTGTCTGTTGGATAATGAATTGTTCCAAACCAAACATTGTAGTCGCCATCGTAGGCACGAGTTTTATACCAAGAAAGCAGTTGTCTAAGAGTTGATGTTCCGCCTTGAACAACATTGTTGTAGTCAAACTGTGTAGCCACAATTATTTTGTTGTCTACGTAGATATTGTCGACAGTGAAATCTGTAGAACTGTTACCAGTGACATTTCTAATACTGATAGTGTGATCTGCTACTGCTAAATCTGTGGTAAAAGTTAAAGATACTCCCGAATCTGTTAAAGTTGCTGTGTGCTGGTCTGTGCCATTAAGTGCTACACAAACATTGCAATCTGGCTCTGACAATCCTGTGCTGTCATCCGCAGGCACTCTCGAGTCTGCAGAAGCGGCTATGTTACGTTTAGATATATCAAACTTGTATGTGCTCATGTGTCAGTTGTCCTTTTGTGTATTTATGTATACAGTAAATATACATGTGTCAGAACTATTGATATCATCTGCCCAGATCAATTCAGCAAGTGCAGAGATTTGGAAGCAGTCTGTGATTGTAATGAACGATTCAGCAATGCATCAAGCAACTGTTGGCTTTGTTATAAATCAGCAGGTGATGAATATAGACTACAAGCAGATCAATCAAATCTATGGGATAAAACATGCACTACCAGAATGTCCTGTGTATTGTGGTGGCCCTGTGAGAACTGATCGTGCTACTATACTGCACACAGCAGACTATCAAAATCCTAAAACAGTGTACATCAACAAACACTGTGCAATCACATTTAACGATCGGTTATTCAAAGATATAAGAAATGGTAAAGGTCCCAGACAGTGGAAAGTGATGGTAGGAATGTGTCAATGGAAAGATGGACAACTGGATGCTGAATTAATGCGTGAAGGTGGTTGGTTAACGCACCCGTGGTCCAAACAGGTTTGGGGACACTACAAAAAGAAAGACAAACTGTGGAAACGCCTGATTGAGAATCAAACAGCCAAACAGGCTGATGAATTTTTAGAAACTGTATTCGGCAGATAGAGTCATAAATAAAGCACAATGGCAGACGTAGTAACAGGTCCAACAACATTATTACAGAATGACAACTTATTCGTTGTGAAATACGTTAACGTGTCAGATGGCGCAGGTGGCACAACCATAATTGCTGACATATCAGCATTGGATGCCAGAGCAGATGGAGCCGCATGTTTACACGTGTCAGTACAGCGAGTGTGGTATTCAGCACAAGGTGGTGACGGTGGTGACTCATTTCTTCGCATTGACGAAGAAGACAATGATGGCGACATTCCCATTTTAGCACTGACAGGCAATGGTTACATGGACTTTAGAGACTTTGGTGGAATACCAGCAGACAAATCAACAAACACAAATCAATCAGACGTGCAGGTAGTTGTTCCAGCGGCCGCAGATGCCGGTAATGCATACTCACTGGTTGTTGAATTCAAAAAACTATACGGCTAAGATTAACAATCTTCAAACATTTCAGACCAACGAATACGCCACACACAATATTCTTGTGGATTGCCCACATAATAATAATGCACAAAGCCTGGCTCTCTTTCGTATTCAATACGTTTTTGTGACCATGCTTCTGCCAGATGTGGCAGTGACCTGAGCCAAACATCATGATCGACATGATCAGTTGCACCATACAGTGCCTGAGAACTGATGTAGGAACGAAATAGATCTTGTTGCGGATGAAAGATTTTTTCTGGCTGTGGTCCAAATGTTACTTGGATAGGTGATGATTGTCCGTCACTGGAATCTTCAAATTGTATATTAATTAAATTTTCTGGGTCGTCCCACAGTGCTGAAGAATTTGCATTGTCTTGGCTGATGAGGGATTCGATTTCCAAGTCTGCCAAAGAAACAGTAAACTTATCCTTTTGCATCTCGCCATTTTTTAAATTCGTTTGCCCATATCTTGTGTGCTTCTGGACCAAAATGTCCATCAGGAGTCTGTTCAATATTTTCTCTCATCCATACGTCCCAAGATAATCCTTGTATGGTAAAACAGTTGCTCCATTCAATCTTTCCCACAATGGCCTGCAGAGCATGTTCGTGATATGGCAGTCTACAATACTGTTTCACATTGTTAGGATCAAAATTATATGAAAGCATCCAATAAAATTTTACGTTCCTAGCACGTAGAAATTCTTGGACAAATAATATTTCTCTCATGTCTGTGTACAAGCCAGCATAGTCATTCTGCTGAGTCACATACCATTTGTCCATAAGAGAATGGAATTTATAACTGTTTAACTTACCGAGGCTGAGTTTACTTTCCAGTAGGTCATTGGCAACCGGAAATGTGTGTGGAGTTCCTCCGCTTTCTTCTTGCCATGCTTTACAACCAACTTTGGCATAGTAATCATCGTCAATCCAAACTCTTTTGCGACTGTACCATGTGTATTGACACCATACTTCTTTGACACTGTCTGTGATGTGTGACACAATCAAATCCGTTTTGTCTTGATTGCCAATACCACCTTGTGAAATATTATTGACTGCTTCTCCAACTTGGTAACACCACACTGTGTCTGCAGGCGGACGTTTGTAAGGATTCAGTGATGGG